TTTTTCAAAAGATGCAGTTGTGTTTGTTGAAGCTAATCTTCCAAACGTTCCTAAATCAAGACCTAAACCTTCAAATAATTTATTTACACCAGCAGTATCTAATCCAAGTACTCTATTTAATGTACTTCTAGCTTCATCTAATACATTTTTATCTTGTGCAGTTAGAAGTGCAGCTTCAAGTGCTAGCTTTGCATCTGCTAGTTCAAGTTGTTCTGCATCAGTATCAATTTTTGCTTCATCCCTTTTAGCTCTTTGTTTAGTTATTGCAGCATTTAATTTTTCCATTGTTGACTGTGCATTAATAAAGTCTGAAGTAGCTTTTGTAGAATCTGATATAGCCATTTCTAATGCTTGTTGAACACCAGCTAATTCTATTGTTACATCTTTTGAATTAGCTTGCTCTGCTCTTAATTCAGTAAGTCTTTGTCTTTGTTGTTTAATTGATAAATCATCTCTGGCATCAGCTTCTTCGCCTTTTTCAGCTTTTGCATCTATTGCATCTGCTAAATCTAATTCTGCACCAGCTATTTCTAAAGCTAAATCTAATCCATTTTGTTGTTGTGTTAATAATGCTTGTTCTTCTGCTTTTAACTTTTTAATTTGTGCAAGTTCAACTTCAGTCTGTTTTTCTCCCTTGCCTTTTTCTTCATTTAAAATCTTTTGTATTCTTGTTTGTTCTCTAAGAAGTTCGTTTAGCTTGTCAGTCTCTACTTGCTCTCTACTTGTTATATCTGTAACTCTTTGTATTGCATTAACTAAGTTAAGCATTGCCGATACTGCTTCATTATTTACTGATACATTATTTAGTTTTGCTTGTGTATTTTTATCTAACTGTAAAGTTTGTCTTTCTATTTCATCAGCAGCTTCTTCTACTGCATCTCCATATTCTTCTGTACCAGCAGTAGAAGCAGCATTTGCTCTACCTTGTTGCATTTCTGTGTACATTGCTATTGTTCTTGTATTTTCTAAATCTTTTATTTGACCTTCAAGTTCTGCTATCGCATCTTCTTCTCTACCAATTTGATACACCGAACCTTTACCAGCTTGTATTTGTTCTATTTGTGCTTTCTTTGAAGCAATTAGTGCATCTGCATAATCGTAATAAGCATCAGTTCCTTCTTCAGTTTTTTCAGCAGCAGCATCAAATATTTCTGTTACTATCTCTGAAATTTTTGCAACACCTTCTAATAATGGAATAATTGTTACCTGTAATACTTCTCCTAATGCCTTAAGTGCAACACCTAGTATTGAACCAATTACTGTTGCATTAGCCTCAATTATTGGTGCAAGCAATTCAAATATCTTCTTTACTGGTTCTAATGCTGGCATTAATGCAGATAGTAAAGTTTGTACAACGTTAGCCATAGTTGCCATAACTGTTTTAAATACTGGTATTAATTCTCTAACTACTGGTATAAAAGTTTCAAATGCTGGTAATAAGGATTCTCCAACTTCTGTCTTAGCTTCTTTAAACTCTGCACGTAATTGTCTCATCTGGTTAGCAGCACCTTCAGCTTCTCTGCCTAACTGTCCTTTGATATGACCCATTTTTTCTTCAATTAAAACTAAAGATGCGGCAGCTCTTTCTTGAACTGTAAGTTCTGAAGTCGCATTTTTGTTTGTCATTGTTAATGCTTTTTGGTCAACTTCTACTTGTCGTAAAACGATACCCATTGATTTAAGCATTTCTCGCTCTCCAGTTAAAGCCTTAGTAATTGCGTTTGCTGGAACTATCGCACCTTCTTGAATGTTCATGAATGCTGCAAGGTCTCCAGAAAGATTCATAATATTAGTTGATAAATCAGCAGCAGCATCAGAAGTAAAACCTAAACCTTGAATAACCGAACCAGTTACCGCCATCTGTTGTTGCATCTCTGCTTTTGTCATACCAAAAGAATGTGCCATATCTTCTACAAATCTTGTAGTTTCTTTTGCTGCCGAACCGAATGTTATCTCAAATGCAGCTGCGGATTCTTCAGCTTCTAACGCAAGGTTAGCCATCTCCATAGTTGCCTGTGCTATTTGTTTTCCGAATGCAACTATTACACCAACTTTAAATGCAGTACCAATAGTCTTACCTAGTTTCTCCATAGGATTTTTTGCTTTTTTAGAATTTTTAGTTATATTTTTAACTTCAGAATCAAACTTGTCAGCAGCTCTCTCTGCTTTGTTAAATGATTGCTGCGCTTCATCTCCAAAATCATCTGCTTCAGATGCAGCTCTTTCTAAATGTTTTTTTGCAGATTTTAATGCTTCTTCAAACTGTCTGTTTTCGACTTTTAATATTGCGGATAATTCGCCTACTGTTAAAGACATTATTTATTCTCCGAATGTGGCTTTAAGATACTTGTCAAGATGTCGGTCTGTGCCGATTTCTGTAACTCCACTTTGTAATTTCTGTTGTTCATATTGTTGCAATTCTACTGTAACGCTTGCGCTGCTTAAGCAATTATATAACAAAATGAACCTGCGCCATGACATACCAGCTTTTATTTTTGGCATGATGTCTATGTTGTATTCTCTCTGGAAATCTGCTTCTATCATATTCCAGTTAGTAAAAAACGTTTTTACTTTGCTTTGTCTTTGGATTCTTTCAGCATCTGTTTCGCTTTTGGGTCAGCATCACTTGAACTCCCATCTAAATTATATACTCTCAACATGTGTGATAATACATCATTAAGTTGGGGTAAAGACATGCCATCTTCAAGCCAGTCATTGACAACTGCTTTTCCAAATAGCGCATTTATAAGTGCGCCTATATCAGCTGCATTCAGATTTTCATTAACTCCTTTATCAGAAGTTATTTTTGTTATTTCTAACATGAACGCAGCCGATACCGAAGCTGGTAGTTCGTACTTCTTACCACGTATTTTTACAACAATAGGTTCTGCCTGTTGTTCTTCCCACGCAGCATCGAAATCTATAAAATTTTCGCTCATAACTTTATACCTTTCTAATTAAATAAGTTTAGGCATCAGTATATGTAACTGCGCCTGTTGCTCTTATAGTTGCACTCCATGTCATAACATTGTTGACATCGCCTGCAAGTGTAAATACCGCAGTACCTGTAAACTGAATTGTTGAACCACCATTTGTAGTTAGCTTATAAACAAGTTCTGTATCAGCTTTTCCAGCATCATAGACTTTTTCTTGACCACCATCAATGTCGCCAGTTGAATCATCTTCTAGCCAGAATCCATTAAGTGTAAACTCAATAGCTCTTCTGATTACTTTATGCTCTGTGTTTAAACCACTACCAAAATCGGTAACATCAGCATCTGTCGGACTGTTAGACATAGAAAAGTCGGTAATACCTTCAATAGTGTTAAAACTTGAACCACCATCTGCTGATACTTCCCATGTTGCAGTTTTAGCTGCTACTTTAGCGTTAGCCATTCTTCTCTTATCTCCTTCTAACTAACTTCTGTTAGTTCCTATATCGCGGACTTCAATATTAAAATTGACTGTCCACTCGTGCCTGCCATTGTCATCACGACCAATATCTATCGGTGTGTTTTGTGCAACGACTTTTATAACACGACTACCACTAGATATTAGCGTAGTATTGGTAAGTCCTTGCAATTCATCAAAGATTTCTTTTGCAATGTTATAACCCACTCTTGGGTCTTTTGTACCACGCACTCTAGTTTGAATATTTATATCGGAGAATGGATTTTTGTCATCTACTATGCCGCCATACTCACTTACCATAACAACTGTGTCTGGACTAGATGGCATCGTAGATATAAAAACATTACCAGTAACTCCAGTTGTGTCGAAGCTGCAATTAGTTACATTAGTTCCTATCCATTCCGCTACTTCTGAAGCTAACATTATGTCTCCTTATTTATTTCTCGTTGAATAATTTGTAACGCTTTCATTTGGTTTTGTTGAAATGGCAGCTCTAAATATTTAGCAATTCGACCTTCAGCATGTCTAAAATTTAATTCTTCGTGTTGTCTTATTGCGTATGGTGTGTCATAAAATACAACACCTTGCATTTCATTATTAAATGCTATGTTTGCAGATTTCTCTAAAAGACCAGTGTCTTTTGGAACTACCTTTACTGATTCTTGTTTTATAAACTCTAATCCTTTTACAACACCACGATGTGCAGCAGTATTTATTTTTTTTCGTACTTCATTACCGAACCAGTCAAAATTATAATATTTAGCCACTTGTTGTATCAACTCCTAAATCAGCTTCTATATGTGAAATATTACTTAGCCCATATATCTTGTTAACTTGTAATACAAAATATGT